AAATCAAAATCATCATCCTCGTCTCCGGGTACATGGGCTACCCCAAACATCAAACCATTAATAAAATTAAATTCAAGTCCTAGCATCTTAACTCCCACAAGTTCCGCCACCGGTTAGGTCGCAAATATCAACTTCCTCGAAGATAACATCCTTATGCTTCATAGCTTCCTCATAAGGAACGGCTGTCAAGGGTTGACCTCCTCGACTACCATCTGGATAGCAGGTGAAGCCGCGTAGCCGTGGAGCATAGGTCGCAAGAACACGTGTAAAATCCCCAACTTTGTCATCATTGTTGTGTTCTGATCCCCAAGCTGCGAGATTAATTGTGGAGGAAATGGACATGTCAACGTAATCTTGTATGTCGGCTTGAAACTTAATTCTTCGTTCATAATCGGTACTCAAGTCAAGGGCAGATTGGATGGACTTAGGATCAACCCCATAGCGTTCAATTAGCATTGCTGCTGTACCATCCACTACGAATTGATATTTCCATTTGTTTCCACCTGTAAGGAAACGGCGTTTATAAGCAACTGCAAAGAGAGGTTCAATTCCTGTAGTTGTACCAGCAAGGATTCCGATACTTCCGGTAGGGGCAATTGCTCGAAAAGCGACTGGACGACTGATTCCAAGGACATCACAGAAAGTCTTACCGGCTCGTTCACTTTCATCACGATATACTCCTAACCATTTATGTAACTCTGGTGTGACCTCATATCCAGAACCACTTTTGAGGAGCCACTCGTGTATACCCATGAGTCCCAAGCCCAGTCGTCGATTCTTTGCTCGAACTTGGTACACTTTATCGTAGGGCAAATCTGCGCGAAGAGTTCCGCAAACAAGGAACTTAGTAGCCAACTCAACGATACGAGTAAAACTAGCGATCGAATCAATGTTCCCAAGATTAATCGAACCAAGATTGCACACATCTGAATCATCCTCAGAGGTAACTTCAGTACATGCATTACGAAGTGTTTCATTCTGTTTATCTCCAAAATTAAAGCTAAAGCCCGGTTCTGCTGTCTCTAGTGCTTGTCGTACATTCTTCTTAAAGACCTCGTTGTTCTCCAAGCCACCAACCAAACTAGCATCGTCATAATTGACAGAGATGTTAGTCATGTCCAACGGAGCAGGAGCATTGAAGTTCTTTAACTTAGCAGCACGAGTTTCTTCGGGCCAGTTCTTTGACTCCAAGAAGTTAGAGATGTCCGCATGTTGCCAATTAAGTGAAGCATAAATAGCACTTCGGCGACTTCCTCCTTGCATAACGTTTCGTCCGATTTCGTTAATTGCGTACATAAGTGGGAGAGGTCCACTAGCGAGGCCGCCAGTACGTTTAAGTAGGCTTCCGTGGGGCCTGAGCTTGCTGTAGTCAATTCCAATTCCTCCTCCTGTCATTAGGCACGACATAGCGCGCCAAGTTACGTTACTCCACTCTTCTCGTGTATCTTCCTCTGCACGAAGTAAGTAGCAATTATTATAGGCCTTGAAGGGCCGTCCCGCATAATAGAGGTACCGACCTCCGGGTATGAATTTCATATCCCGGATATACCCCTCCATCTCATCTAGCTCATGCTTTGTAAACAAAGCTTGAACTGTCCCATTACGTGTACCACACACATCATCTACTAGTCGTTTAGACAACGCTGCCCAAGTATCATCTGGTCCTTGTGCATACTTCTGTTTAAAGATTGTTTCGGCAAAGCCGTTACGAAACTCACTCATATTTTTGTTATCTTTATTGCTGGTTTATTACTACCGAACTTCTGTTCGTCTAGTAGTTGTTGTTTTCGTTTATCTACATAACACACGGAGCATTCTCCTTTACGCATCCACATGTTATGTATCTTACATTTCCGAATATCTCTCCCACTCTCGTCCAGATGGGTAGTCTGCTTCAATGGTTCCGTCATATTCATCAATTTCCTCTTCTGCTTCTAGTTCTTCTACTTGCCTGATTAGGTAGTTCTTTTTGACTTCCCTACTTACAGGCGGATAGTAAGTCCTCGTAATTCTCTTCAAGTTCATCAGAGAGTCTTTCTACTAGGTCAGAAATGTCATAACCGAGAATGTCTAGGAACTCATCTACATCTAGTTTGTGGATGATTAGTTGTTTGAGGTCATCAAGTTGATTCACGTTTAGCTAACTCTCGTTTAATATACCAGATGGCTTTGTTCAAATCCTCTGTAGCATCTTTTTTAAGATCACATCGCCAGATGTATTTCAAAGCATTGCCTAGATTGAATCCCATATGCTCTGTGATTTGGATACATTCAATCCCGCTGGGATGCTCTGTATAGTGCGGTGGATGGTTTACTAGGTCCGGTGCTTTAGACATAGGTGTATGGTTAGGGAAGTTGTGTAGGTTTAATGGAGGAAAAGCATCATCCCATTCTTTTAAAAGTTGGTCTTTAATCTTCATAGAACATCATTATTAGATGATATAATGCCAGACCAATAAAGATAGCTGCTGCTATTGGGCTAGTGACTATGTTAGCGAGTACAATGGCTGAGTAGAAGGCTACGTCATTTTTAGTTGCTGGCATATTTTTTATTAATATAATTAAGAGATACGGGCATGACATCGAACTCACCGTCACGAACATCATGTAGCATTAGGAACCCCCGCCAGTGCTTGTTACCTTGACTGGACATATAGTCTTCGTTATGCTCATAACAGCTTCCTGCAATGATGGAACTAATCATCTGCCCATCAGCCTTATAACTAGTGGCGATTTGTAGTCCTTGCTGGTGTCCTTGAATACAAGACATATGTTTCTTTGTTAAACAAGCCTGCGCAGTCGTGACCGGTCTGCCCATAAGTCCAGTAGTAAAGTAATGACTGTAGGCAATGCCATCAATAACAACAACATCAAGAAAAGGAACGACAGTCCAACCATAACCCACATAACTAAGAGCGTCGATAGAAAGGACGCCGTCCAGTTTAGGATCGTCGTTGATAGCTCGGTTAATGCGATTTTCATGGTTACCTAGTGTCATCACCATTTCTGGATGGTATTGTTTCTCTTTGTTACGTTTAGCTTTAAGATTGAAGTCCCACATGGGGCCTAGGAGGGCATCCATAGCCTCATGGGTAGCCTCAATATCTTTAACATAACGCCTACCCTCAAAACTCTTCTTACCTACATCGTAGGAACTTAGACTAGGCATGTCTGCAAAGTCTCCTAGACATATAAGTTTGTCAGGTTTCTTCTCAACAATGTAGCGTCCAATCTTATTTAGATATGCGAAGTCTACCCCACTCTTAGCTTGAACGTCTGGTAGTACAAAGTGCTTAATGCTGTTCTCCTTTATCTGGAACAATTTCTGTCTTAATAGCACCTCGTGCCATCAACGTCAAGAGTCCTAATTGAATAACCATATCTAACTCTACACCTTCCAACTCCCCTACAAATGAGACTGTACCTACAGGGGACTCCAACGACTTACTTATTTTCATTTCTTATTTTTCTTTCTAAGCTGGATTTAATTTTGTGGCATCCTTTGCAAATGGCTTGGAGGTTCTCTGCCTCACAGAAGAGTCGGTCAATAAAGGCATCCCATGATACGAAACCGACAAGAGGATCGACAGCAGGATTGATGTGATCCACTTCCATGTCTTTTGCGGTGAACTCTTCTCCACAGATAGCACAAACGAAGTGCTGGGCCAGTCGTCCTGTTTTAACATTGATTTTCTTTTCTGTTTTAGCGTTGTTTAAGGTGGTATATTTTGGTTGCCAGCGCCTAGCTCCAGCACGTAGAGTAGAAGTTACAAATGAATTGAACCTGCCTACTGTCCAAGTACCACCGTTATACTGCCTAGTCAATAGGAAACTCCCATATTTGTTCGGGCTCACGTTGCATCCAAAGCATACGCCCATTCATCAAGAGACGTTCATCATCGTCATACTGAACACGTACCCACTTGAAGGCTTCTACCTCGCCTTTAAGGCAAGCCTCTTGCAACTCAGTCATCATCCATTCCATCTTCTGTGGCATCTTCTGCCTAGCTAGGCCATCAAACCCAAAGACGTTGTCACTCTTGTCGCCCATAATGAACTGCCAGTAGAAATTAAACATCCCTGTCAGAGGAGTTATAATTTGAAACTCCTGCTTGACAAAGTTGTAATGATCACCGGGAACTTGTAACAAGTCCTTATCTATGGTACAGATGATGGTGTGTTCAGGGTTACGGGATTGGGCTATTGACATTAAGTCATCAGCCTCACATCCATCAGATACCTGAGCATTCCATTTAACAACTAGGTGCTCACGACATTGCTCTAACCATTCTGGCTTAACGGAGTCCTTACGGTTGGCCTTATACTCAGGGTTATATTTAAACCTAAAGTTATTAGAACCAGTTAGGAACACCTGATAATCAGGAGCAGCAGTCTCATGTAGGATACGCTGTACTAACTCGTCTACACGCATTAGAGCCACTTCTACAGGCTCAACCGTAACCCCCTGCTTTTGGCAGGAGGCTGCGCAGCGGTAGCATATGATGTCTCCATCAAGCAATGCTGTCTTCATGTTGATAGACCTTAGTTAATCTCCCCCTCAAAGTCTGGGATGTCAGCAAAGCCGCTAGGGCCTTTATCTACCTCTGCAATACCGAATACGTAGGACTCCAGCTCCTTAGCGGCGCTAACCACGTCAGAGACCTTCAATGGTGCCTTACCACCAACAGCAAGGAGAGACACAGCACTACTAATACTAGATTGACGAACAATGAGGACTTGCCGGAGCGCTCGTTCTTCTGGTGTTTCATAGGTAGACTTTGGAGATGTTGTAGTTTTTGCTGCATATCCAGTAGAGGAAGCCGTAGTGGCGGCTGGTTCTGGTGCAGAGCCGTCAGAGGGAGTGGCAGTAGTCCAGTCATTAAATCCCTTGTCATTCTTCACAACAGCAATGTCGTAGATGGTACCGCCTACTGCTGTAGACAAGACTTTGAAGCTAGGTGCCCCTGCACCGAATGACATTAGTTTCTTAGACTCAACCTTACCTTGGAAAGTAAGATTCTTAAACACAACTTCCAGTTGTTGATAGCTACCTTTAGCAGTTGGTTTAGTTTCAAGAGTAGTTGTGATAATTTGAATTTGCATATTTATTTTTTTGTAT